AAGTGGCGTCACTGGACTTCCGGCGCAATGACGGCGTCACCAATCTCAATCACCGGTATCGGTGGCGCTGGTATATGTATCAGGACGCCGACACCGGGACCACGGCGGTGAACTCCAACTCGTCGGACCTGCGGTTATACCGCTACATGGACGACGGGTCCTCAGACGCCAACGCCTTGACGGCGCAGGTGTCCCGGGCAACCGGAATCTGGAACTTCTCCTTCCGACCCACCGTGGCCGGTATCGGTCTGGTGTCCGGCTCCGGGAGCGGCAACGTCCTGCCCCGGTGGAACGGGACCGGTTCGGTCCTGACAGATTCGGGAGCCACCGACGACAGCAACACCCTTCAGGTGGACCGGCGTCTCTATACGCGGAATCCATCGATCACCAGCAACGTCGTCCTGTCGGCGTCGCAATGCGAGTGGTACCACAACTCCCTCTCCACCGATCCGAGCCGGTGGATGAAGATTGCCACCTTCACCCCGGCGGCTAACTACGGTTCCGGTGGCAGTAAGCTGATCTTGGAAGTCCACTGCGGGCAGTACCAGTCCCACTACCGGACCTCGTACTACATCGAGATGGGGGATCGCCAGAGCACGACGAACCCGATGCGGTATTACTTCCGGGCGGAGGGGGCGATCCGGGATGCGGCGAGTTCCGGGATTCAGGTGTACGCCGAGGACACCGTGCATGGGGCGCAGACCAAGTCCTATCACATCTACATGTACAGCCTGACCGGGGCCACGGGGTTCACCGGGCTCATGGTGACGGCGAAGAACACGGGTTACGGAAGAAGCAGCGTCACCTTCTTCCCGAATCCGACGGTGTTGGAGACGACACCTCCGGGAACGCTCGACTTTGATTGCGCGAGTACTGCTTACACGCCGAACTGGTCCTGCTACGGGTATCAGGCGGGAACACTGGGTTCCACGTTTACGGGGGGTACGAGCGTCCTGAGTGCCTTCTCCATCGGTGGAAACCTAGCGGTGCTCAGCACGATCACCACCTCAAGCCCTTCCGGGACTCTCAGCGGCGCGATCACGGCAAACGGGGGGGTTATAACCTCGCTGGGTAACAACTTCTACGGACACGGAGGTCTGGTCGCGTCCGCCTATACCACGGCGGGGTCGATAGCGTTCCTGGACTTCAAGACGAACAACCTTCTCCGGTGGAGGTTGTGGAAGGATGTGGCGGGAGCGAATGAGGGGACCGGGGATGCGGGGTACGCAGGGTCCGAACTCACCCTGACCCGCTGGACAGATGGTGGGGGGATTACCACTGGTGGCGGTGGAAGTTCCTATGTGTTGAGGATCACCCGTTCCAACGGGTACATCCGGCTGGGCGGTTCCACCGCGCCGACGGTGCAGTTGGATGTCACCGGCGAGATCAACGCCTCGCTGGCCATCAAGGCAGGATCAGACCCGACCACAGGCGGTCTGTATGACCGTTCCCTCACTTCGAAGACATTCCTTGGGACAAACAGCAGCGGAAGACTCGTCGAGACCGTGGTGACTCCCGGAACCATCGGTGCGGTGGGTGGGTCCGGAACCCAGTACCTCCTGCCGAGGTGGAACTCAACTGGCACGCCTGCGACGCTGGAGAATTCGCGCGTCTCCGATAACGGCACGTTGATCCATCTCAATGGGAACAGTCAGGTGAGTGGCACGTTCCTTGGGACAGGGGCGGCGACATTCAACTCCACCTTGTCGGTGGGCACAAACGCCACCGTGGGTGGCACCTTGGGAGTGACCGGGGTGGCGACGTTTGGGAATACGGTGACGGCATCGGGTCGCGTGACGGGTGTCGGACTGCGGGACACTACGCTTCCGACCAAGGCGCTCCTGGGTACCAATTCCAGTGGGGACCTGATCGAATCGACCATCAATGCTGCGGGCGGGGCGGATGTTCCCATCAACGGAACGGCGAACACGCTGGCGATGTTCACGGCGGCCAAGTCCATCGGGAACTCGAACCTGATCCAGTCGGCGGCAGGGGATATTCTGACTCTCACCAGTGGAACGGCGTTCTCCGTCCTGAAACTGGACGGCTACTCCGGCGCGGGAGCCAGCACTGGCATTCAGTTCGCCCAGCTCACCAACGCCCGATTCACGCTGTACGCTTCCAACGGGCTTTCCGGGGATCTGATCCTCAACCGGTTCGACAATGCGGGTGCAAACCCGCTTCAGGTCTTCAAGGTGTTCCGGGCGACCGGGATCGTGGAGTTCAACGAGACTCCAACGATTGACGGAAGGAACGTGGCGTCGCTGTACGCCGCAGGACTGGCAGTCACGGCGGCCTTCATTCCCAGGTTCTACGCGAGCGACGGCAGGATGAATGACTCGGGTCTCGCCGATGACTCGGTCAACATCTACTCGATTCGACCACTGATCGTGACGCCATCGGCTTCGGTGCCTCAGGTGATCACGATGAACAACGACTTCACCGGTGCGGTGGGGATCGCGTTCGGGAGGAAGGACACCAACCAACAACGCTGGCAGATCATCAACCAGCCGGGGTCCAGTTCGGGAACCGGAGTGGGTTACACCTACACCCCTGGCCTGCTTCAGTTCGTACGGTATATGAGAAGCGAGGCGGGGGCGCTGACCGCCTCTCAGCCGTTCATCCTGGACACCGTTGCCACGTTCAACGTCAACGTGATGGCGGCCCCGTACCGGATCACCTGCGGTGAGCTGTATGCGGATGATGAGGTGGAGGGGAAATACTTTCGACTGAATGGGGTTGGGGTCGGGACCGACTGGGGCAACTTCGGGTCGGACCCGACGAACGCCGATACCGCTGTCATTCGGATTCGAGGAAACTCGAATGCGAACATCCTTCGGTACACCAACGAGGGAACCCTGTACCTCGTTTCTCCCACGGCGGGGATTGGTGGGATTGTCCTCTCAAGGCGGAACACTCTGACCTCCGCTCAGAACTTCGAGATCTACGTCGAAACGTCCACGGACCAGCCTGCGTCCGGGGTAAACGCGAGTTACACGCTGGGGTTTTCCGCGTCTCTCAAGTCTGAGTTTGCTTCGAACACTCCACTGACGACGGGCCGAATGTTTGGGTGGACGAACTCGGAGGACATCCTGATGTCCCGAGCACGGACCCCGGAAGCCATGCTGGCGTCCACGACGGACCGGGGATTCCTCTACCTCAACTGCATCAACAGCGGAGCGGCGGCACCGGGAGGGACTCCCACGTATCGCGGTCCCGGCGCGGTCCCGGTGATCTACAACAAGGGGGACGACAGCCTCTACGTGTACAACGGTGGCTGGAAGAAGCAGGGAGCCACGGGCGGAGCAGGAGGACCGGGAACGGGAACCGGTGGATACTTCCCGATGTGGTCAGGGACCGGACCTTCTACAACCCTGACCGGAACCTCCTCGCTCTTTGAGGGGGCTACGGCGGTTGCTTTCTACAAACACCTTTGGGTCAGCCGGACGGATGCGTCGGACGCGGACTTCAACATCAACGCACCCAAGGATTACCTGGCGCACTACAAGTTCTGGAGGAATGGGCTGGACGGAGCCACCCCCAAGACCCGGCTCCGGTGGCAGTGGCAGATGACGTTGGGCACCACGGAGTCTTTCGTGGACGGTGCCACGACCCGGGCGGGTGGATCAAATCTTCGACTGTCGTGCTACAACGACGGCGGAACCGGCGAGATCGAGGTCTTCAGCATCAGCCGCAACGACGGCAAGCTGATGTTCAAGACAGAACCCTCGTGGAACGGGACGCTGTTCTCGTACGTCGGCCACACGCACAACTATCAGCCGCTCGACTCGGACCTCACCGCCCTCGCTGGATTTAACGATGCGCCAGTGGCAACCGGTTACGCCAAGAGGACCGGGACCGGGGTGTGGGTTTTGGACGCAGGCACCGGAGGCGGTGGCGGGCCGGGGAGCGGGACGGTCAACAACATCCCCAAGTGGGGAACGACGACTTCGCTGGCCCCATCCTCGATCACGGATGGAGCGGTGGCCGGAGAGGTGGAAGCCCTCATCTCAGGAGGTGCTTCGGCGCAGACGTTGCGGGTCAAGAGTACCAGCACCGGCGCTTCCGCCGACCCGGTGTTGGCGATCAGTGCGCGAGCCGAACAACAGGCGAGACTGGAATGGCAGACCAATGTGGGTGGGTCTGGTGCCGGGAGTAGCGTGAGGAAGTGGTCGCTTCAGACGGAGGCCAACAGTGGAGGAATCACAGGAACAGGGCGTTCGGGTCGGCTGACGCTTTACAGCTTCGAGGATAGCGGGGCCAACCCATACCCCGTGATCGACTTCTACCGGCACGATAGCGCGGGTGCGAATGACGGGCTGGTTTACATCTATCGGAAACTCACGGTCAACGGGACCTCGATCTTTACCGGGGTCGCGACGTTCACTGCCCAGTCGGTGTTCAATGCAGTCGGAACGTTCACCACTGGGGTATCTCCGTTCACGGTGGCGAGCCAGAGGAAGGTCACCAACCTCAACGCGGACTTCCTGGACGACAAGAACGCGTCGGACTTCGCCCTCGCCCACACCCATCCCTATGTCCCGGATACGCGGACCGTGAAGGGTTCGTGGTCCGTCGTTAATACGGTGGCGAACCCCAGCGGCCAGTTGAACAACGACGTGGTCCTGATGCTGGAAGGGGACGACTCGTTGGGAGCCGCGACTCCTCCTCCGCTCGGCAAATACTACGGAACACCACCGGTGGATTCCGGTCTTCCAGCCCAGAAGGGCTGGTACAGTCTTCCCTCGGCTGATGGCGGACCGACTCCTCCGCACGCGGCGGCATGGGCGGTGGTCGATGAAACCAAGCTGTCCCTGTGGACATCGAGCACGACCAGCCTCAACTGGACGGCGACGAATCCGGTTTTGACGATGACCCACGCAGCCGGAGCCGGTCCGGTTCAAGGCGAACTGCTCAGCCCGAACGCGAATACCGGGGGTGTCGGTGCGGGGAGTGTTCCCATCTTCCGTTACCAGATCCCGTACTACGTGAGGATCATCTCGGCGGGCTCGACCAGTTCCACGATCAGTCTGGCGGCCTCGAAGCTGAAGGCGAACTCCGGACTTCCCGCCGACGTGATCACCCCGACCCTTACGGGTGGCACCACCTTCTACCGGTGGCCTGCCAACGGGAACCCGCTCAAGGCGGGGTATAACATCGACGGTATCATCTACCGTGGTGACCTGTCGGACATCTACGCCGACTTCTCGTTCGACCGGACCAGCGTGGATTACCCGATCCTCATTACGTGGGGTGGCCCGGAGGCGGCGCAACTCAAAGCCGCAAGAACCGCCTCGTTTGAGGGGTTCTCGTGGACCGCCACCTCGGCACCCCATTCGAACCGACTTTCAGTTCACTGCCCGTAAACCTCAAACACCATGCACCTATGTCATTACTCTATGTCCTGCTCGCCATCATCGTCGTCGGGGTTCTTCTCTGGGCGTTCAACCAATACGTGACCGCCATCGACCCGAAGTTCAAGAAGCTGGTCAACATCGTCGCCATCGTTGGGACGGTGATTTGGCTGCTCTATGTCTTCGGAGTATGGCAGAAGATCGGCGGCGTCACCGTTCACCAAATCTAACACACCATGCCTACACCTCACACCATCTCCAACCCTCCTGAAACCGGCCAAGGCCGCGCCTTCCCTGACGGGACCGCGCAGGAAGGGACCATCGCGATCATCCCGTGGTGGACTCAAATGCGGTTCAGCTACCCCAACGGGCAGCCGATCTCCCTGAATGCAGATCAGCATTCGCAGACCGTCTCACAGACCGCCGCAGATCCTCTGCCGGTCTGGTCGCCGCCGTACTACGTCGGCTCCGTGTACATGACCCAGGACGAACTCCTGGCGCTGCCATCTTGCGATCCGTTCTTCGGTGAGCTGTTCGCCGCATTGGACGCCAAGCTGGCGGCCCAGATGAATCCACCTCCTCCACCGACACCTCCCCCACGCGCATCCGAACCCATCCCCTGACCATGCCTGTGAAGATCCGGAAGAAGGGCAAGAAGTACGAGGTCCGCACGCCCAGCGGACTCAAGGCGAAGGGGACTTCGAAGAAGAACGCTTTGCGGCAGAAGCGGCTCTTAAACGCGAAAGAACATGGGTGGCGTCCCGGTTATTAGCCCGTCGGGTGCGTAGCTTCCTGATCCGGTCGGGGATGACCTGTTCCCCGGCGCGGGTCAGGTGGTAGATCTCCTTTGTGACTCCACGGGTTTCCGTCTGGGGTCGGTTCGGTCGATCACCCAACCCAGGCTTGGGAGCGACCTCCACCGACCTCGCGATCCGGCGCATGCCTGCCCATCCCGAATGGATGGTCTTACTCTTGCGTCGTCCTCGGGCGCGATCCCGTGCCCGGACCCGTTCGCGGAACGCCTCGTACCGTTCGGGGTCGAGCTTCAGCTTCTTCAACCAGCGCCGGGCATACTTCTTCTGTTTTACGGGATCGTGCGCCATAAAGAGAGGGGGGCCCCCACACGAGAGCCCCCGGCTACTAACAACAACAGTATGTCCGCAATGCCTTTCGGCGAGTACAACGTGACGGGTTCTCTCATGGCGTCAAGCCAGCATCCTTGCGTGACGCACCGAGCCCGAGTTGATCCCCAGGCGTTGCTGGTTCAACTCCATCGGCATCGCGGAGGCGAGGAGGTAGGTGAGCGCGTCGAAGGCGTGCTTGTAGTCGGACTCGGGGTCAACGGGTTGGGACTTGCTCGCCTGCAATCCACGGAGCATGGCGATCACGTTCTTGCACAGTGGGGAGATGAAGATCCGGTTCTCGTAGAGGAGCCTTCGCAGGAGGTTCTTTCGCATCGCCACCGAACCCGCGCCTTTCTCGGACCCGATCAGGTTGATCCGGTTGCCCGAGAGATTTCGAACGAGCATGGCTTCGGTGCCGCGCAGGTTCATCCGATGCCGCAACGATGAGGAGTCCGACCAGGACCGCCACATGGGTCGTTTGACGCCGTTCTGTTCTGCCATCCATCGCTCCCAGTAATTCATCTTCGCGACGAACTGGGCAACGAATTCGTCGAGGCCGATGCGATCCCCGATCACCGCGACTTCGTCGAGGATGTCGAAGACCAGCGTGTCCTGCAGGTAACGAGGGCAACCGATCACGGCCACCGAGGAGCGGTCCCCCAGATCCCAGCCGGTGTCGTAGAGGTACGCCTGAAGCCATGGCCGCAGGATCTCCATGTCGTCGAGCGCGTCCATGTCTTCGGAGATCCTTCCGGGGATCTCGTCTCCGATGATGTGAACGCCCGGGGAAAACACGTCGGCGAAGATCGAGTTCACTGACGCCTTCTTCCAGAGCCCGTAGTAGTACCGGTCGAGCAGCGCGGGGTCGTCCTTGTAAGTGTCCCACAGATCCAGCTTCTCCTCCTCGGAGAGGAAGGTGTTGTCCTCGATGGCGAAATGGATACGCCCGAACTGGGGGTTGGGGTTGTGGAAGAACAGCGGGTGCATCCAGTGGTCGGTTCCTTCCTCGGGTGGGTTCGTGTCGAGGATCATCTTGAGGTGCGCGTGCGGCACGGCCATGGAGCGGAGCTGCTGGCGCATGGCGTCGAAGACGATGCGGCTTTTGAACCCGTCCGCCTCCACCAAACAGATGAGGCTGAACCGGGTATCCTTGAACTTCTCCTCCACCTCGTCGTCATTTTCCAACGAGTGGAGCTGCACTTCACTCTCTCCACCGTCCCGCGTTTTGAGCCTGAAATAGGGCATCTTCGAAGCCATCGCGTAGCTCGGCGGCTTGGTGTACTCCGTGATGCCGGCGCGTATCCACTGATCCACGATCCCCCTGCGTCTGGTCAAATCCCGCCACGCGCCTTGCTCACCTTTCTTCAGGTACTTGGTGAGGATGCAAACCTCTGCTCCATCCCACTGAACGGCGTGCCGGAGGATGGTGTTCTCGATGGAAATCGACTTGGACGCCTTGCGAGCGCCCTCGCAGAGGAGGAAACGGTGCGGGTCGTTCCACACTTCCATGCCTCGCGGGGTGATCTGCGGCAACCAGATGCTCATCGCTGCGTCATTTCGCTGGATCTTTGGCAGTTCTGTGGCGTGATGGCCACCATGAAGGCCATCAGCATCGGTTCCATCGACCCAGAATATGCCGGCGAGCACGAGAAACCGACGCTTTACCTCGAAGGGGACCAGGTAAAAGAGGTTCTCGGGGACTTTTCCTTCGACCCGGATACGAAATACGCCGTCGAGTTGGAGTTTGAGGTCTCGGAGTGGCGTAAGAAGTCGGACGGAACCGAGTGCGTGACGCTGCGAATCCTCTCTGGCGGCGAAGCGCAGGAGGTGGGCGCGGCGGAGGAGCCGAAGCCGGAGAAGAAGGCTGACGTGAAGGTCGCCAAGGTTACCGCTAAACCGGCCAAACCCTCCGACTATTGACGTGAACGTCGATCCAAAGGCGATAGCGCGTGCGGGTGGTTCTTCGGCCAAACTGAAGAAACTCTTCACAGCCCTTCCGGAATCGGCTGCTGGAAGAAAGGTTCAACCCCTGATCGACCACCAGCGGAGCCGGATCGATGAGGGGATTCGGCGGAACCTGAACCAGTCACGGCACTTCTGGGCCATCGACCGCGCCTACGATGCAGTCCTGCGTCAGGAGACGCCGACCCTGATGGAGGGGTTGCTGGACCGGAACCCAGGTCCGAAGGAGGTGGAGTCCCTCGCGAGGTCGTACGGGTTGGATCGGATGCTGGTCCCCCTCACGGACAGGGAGGGGACACTGCTCGACCAGTACGGGAAGCCCCTCAAGAACTCCAACGAGAAGCCGGGGTACAAGATCAACGCGCAGGTCTTCTACAACACCTACTTCCCCCTCGTTCTCTCCTACCTGAAGGCGCGTTGGTCCAAGCTGTGGTCCGAGGTGGACCTTCATCCCCTCTACAAATACACGCCGAACGTCCTCAACGCGAAGGACCGCTCCGTCTCCAAGGTGGTCACTCAGCGCGTTCAGCGCATGTCGGTGGACACGAACCTTCGTGCCGTGGAACGGGAGAGCCTTATGAGGATGCTCCTCCATGGGGTCTGCCTGAACTTCCCGTGCGAGCAGTGGTGGAAGGACGAGCAGAAGATCGGGAGCAAGACCAAGGTGATCCGCGAAGGCATCCGCTACGACATCCCGCACACCTCCCGTGTCTTCTACGATCTGGCGAACCCGCTGTGGTCGGTGAACTCCGACACGGGCTGTGAGTACGCCGCCTTCTGGACCATCGTCCGGGCCAAGGAGATCTACGACAACAAGGAGTATTGGAACAATACCAAGCTGGAGATCACGGCGGCCGGATGGCGGCGGTCCACTGCCTGGGGTGTCTATCAGAACTTCTATCCGTGTGCCGCGTCCTTCCCTCCGGGGATGTTTGAGACGGCGAGCGACAACGACCGGCAAGTCGAGGCGTTCACCTACACCACCGACCACCTCAACAACGGGATCGACCTAACGGTCTTCTTCGAGAAGCTCGTGCCGAAAGACTGGGGGCTTTACGACTACGAGCACCCCCTTTGGCACCGGTTCGTGTACGCCGGGGACCGCAACGTCATCCACTGCGAGCCATACTTCTACACCCCTCCCATTGCCTATCTTTACGATCACGACGGCGGGCGTCTTCACAACGCCTCCCTAGCGCAGGAACTCCTGCCGTACCAGGATCAGCTCGGGAATCTCCTCAGCCAATACCTCCTTACCGTCCGGAAGAACCTGCTACGCGTGGTCGCGGTGAACCGGGATGCGGTGGGCAAGGACTTCATCAATCAGGTCGCCAACACCACCGAGAACTCCCTGCGCGGGATTGAGTTCTTCGAATACTCCGGGACCGAGCTTCGGAACCAGGGCGTGGACCTGCAAAGCCTCTTCGTCCCGCTTCCGATTACCCAGCAGAACGCCGTGGAGATCCTCAACAGCATCAACACCATCCTGAATGTCCTTGAACGCGCCCTCGGGTTCTCGCCTCAGGAAGTGGGTGCGGCGGCCTCTCATCAACAAAGCGCCACCGAGATCGGGGTCACCTCCGCAGCCACGGGGACAAGGCTCAGGCTCACGGGTTCCTTCCGGGATGACGCCATCCTCGCGAGGAAGCGGGCGCTCTACTACGGGATGCTTCACCACTCGGACGACGCGATCTTCGAGGAGGTCCACGACGTGTCCGAGTCCAACGAGAAACACCTCAAGGAGGCGGGGTTCGAGGTGACGAAGGTGGACGGGGAACCGGGGGTGGTGTCGGTGAAGGGAAAGAAGTCCTCACTGGTGATGGACCGGATCGTGTCCGAACGCGACGGCTCGAACCGCATCACCGAACCCGAAGTGGCTCAGCTCCTTCTCACGTTCATCGACCGGATGCTCCAGAACCCGAACCTCGCCAACATGATCGGGCCGGAACAGGTCGCCAAGGTGTTCAACGCGGCGGGCGACATGCTCGGATTGCCTGACGAATCCAAGGTGGACATCGGCATGGTGAAGGACCGCGAGAAGCAGATGAGGGAACTCGCGGAGAAGATCCAGAAGGCTCAGTCACAACCGGCGCAAGGCGAACAGGGCAAGCCGGTCTCACAGGAGGAGGTCGCCAAAGCCCTTCAAGGGGTGATGGAACAGCTCCAGCAACAGATGGCGCAGGCGCTTCAAGCGCAACAGGAACAGGTGGCACAGGCGATCACGCCGATTGCCCAGAAGACCCAGGAGTTGGAGCAGGCGATCCTTCAGATCGGTCAGGCCCAGCAACAGCTCACCCAAGCCTTCGGTCAGGGCATGCAAGAGATGGCCCAGAAGCAGTCGGCCATCGAGCAAGCCCTGCAGACCATCGTGGTCGCGATTTCAGGACAACCCGTTCAACCTCCTCCACCGCAGATGGGGATTGCGGGGCCTCCCTCAGCGGTGATACCTCCTGAAGCAGTCCCGGGACCGGCGTCAATGCCGCCCGGTCCGCTTCTGTGATCACTGCGATTGAGGATCAACTCTCACGACCGGACGAGGAGCGCGTCAAAGGCTGGTTGTTAGACCCGGCCTGCGACGTGTTCCTCACCTCGTTGTCGGACGAGCAGACCCTTTTGGAGGTCAAAGCCCTGGCGACGATCTCCACGCACAGCCACTCCATCCTCAACGGGAACACCGTCCCGCCCTCTGCGGTCAATGACCTGAGGAAGGCGCTGGAGCTGGCCATGGTGATCCGGACGCTCCGGGAAAAGGCCGCCCCGCTTGCGGTCCTGTATTCAACGCGACTTTCAACATCCGTTTAGCCATGCCTGACGAAACCGTAGTAGCTGAGGCCCCTCCCACGCCGGAGGTGGAAACCACT